GGCGGGTTGCGGCTGTCGGTAATGACGCCGACATTCGCCGTGACACCGGCTCCAACCACGCTGCTTTCCAGCACCGCATCGACCACACGGCAACCCGGCGGGATGACGCCGATGCCGATGGTCGTGCCGATCGCAGCCGAGGGGCCGATGTTGGCAGTGAAGCGGTTGTGGACGACCTGGCCGGCCGAGCTGGGATAGTTGACAGCCTGGCTGCCCGCGACCGCCGGACCCCGCACATACGGAACAGTGATGGTCATAAGTTTCTCCTTACGGGTTCGGGTCCTTGGCGGCGGTGTCGATCGACAGGATGCCGAAATCCTTGCCGTTGAACCGGGTCTTCTTGACACCCATGATGACGCCGGCCGCGACCTTCGGCTCGTTGCCGTGATCGGCCATCTCCTCGGTCCAGGTGAACCGCAGCCCGCCAGCCGAACCGTAAGCGCACACGCCAGCCTGGCGCCCCATGAACAGGGCGCGGGCGGCGAGCACGTTGGAACCAGCGCCGTAGTCGGAGAATCGGATGACGCTTTCGTGGCTGTGCAGCACGACATTGTCGATCATGCCGAGACCGCCCTTGAAGATCGGGTTGTTGCGACCCTCGGCCTGCGCGGCGGCCTTCTGGATGTCAAGCCAGCCACCGGCGTCGGAGATGCGAAGGTCATGTTCCTGGAACGGCGACATGACGCAGACGTAGTGCTGCTCGCCATCAATCGAGATGGCGATCATATTGGCGGTCGATGGGTCCATCGCCCTCATCATCGTCGCCTTGACGGCGGCGCGCTCGATGACGGCACGGGTCATGGTGTCGCCGACGACCAGCGTGTTCTTGGCGTTGCCGGTGCCACCGTAGAGGATGTGGCCGGCGTCGGGAGCATCGATGGTGTTGCCGGCAAAGCCGGTCCAGGTGATGTCCTCGACGTAGTCCTGATTGATGCCGCGGGCACCGGACAGATAGATGAAATTGAGCTGATCGATGTACTGCGACCAATAATCCGAAAGGCGGTCGCGCGCGATCGAGCGGATGTTGTGTAGGGTGCGCTTGCGGCTCATCTTGCCGCCAGCGGAGACACCATGCCGCATTTGATCGATGTAGACCTGGTCGGTGAAGAACCGGAGATTCTCCTCCTTGCCCTCCAGTCGATTGTCTCCCGTGGTGGGCTTATTGCGGAGCTGTACCGACAGATCGAAGCTGATCGTGTCGCCGGCGTCCGATTCAAGGTCCGTGAGACGCTGGATCACTCCATTGTCGGACTCCGATACGAACTTGCGGTCGAAGTAGCCCTTCGACAGGATGTCGAGGAACAGCTGACCTGACCAACGCTTGACGGCCTTGGGATCGCCGAACGGGATTGTGGTGGGACCAGCCATTGGACGTGCCTCCTAGAGGGTCAGCACGTCCTGCGCTTTTGCGAAGAAATACTTCGAAACGATCGCCGCGGCAAGCGGCATGCGTCTAAGTGAGGTTGACGCCGCCGTCGAGCACCGTCAGGAACAGCCGATCCTCGGTCTGCGGCACCGGCCACATCGACGACCCAGCCCTGTACTTGACGTAGCTGACGGCGATCGCCGACTGGCCGGTCAGTGAGATGGCGCGGCCGAGGCCGTTGCACACCAGCGCCACTTCCGAGCCGTCTGGGTTGAACAGATCGTCGAAGTGGACGCCGTCGACCGACACCTGAAAGGTGATGTCGCCGCCGTCCCAGCCCTTCGGCGTGACGATGCGGACCGGCCGTCCCTGCGTGAAGTTGGCGATCTCGGAAAGCGACTCGCCGGCCCGGATGATCGGACCGTCGACGATGACCAGATTTGGCATTGCCTGCCTCCTACGCCGCCGACTGGTTGTAATCCACGCGCTTTGGCACGCCGGTGATGCCATGCGTGTAGCGGGCCGGGACGATGCCGTAAGCGAGCATGCGCAGCGGCAGGTCGGTGAAGAAGGCGAGCTTCACCATCGACCCGGATTTCTGCTCGACCCGCACCGCAGCGACGTCGCCGATTTCCATTCCCTCGCCGACGCGGAGCGTTTTCGAGAACATTCGCTAGCCTCCTTGCAGGTAGAATTCGCGGTCCGCCGGTGACAGCCGCTTGAGCGCGTTCTCGAAGTCGACGCCCTTGAGCTTGTCGAGCCGCGCGAACTTGTTGATGGGTGCTGGGTTGTTGGCGTCGGCAGCCGGGATGTCGTTGAGGCTCGGCGGCATCTCGCGGTGCTTGCCGTTGCCATTGAGCTTCTTCTTCGCCTTGGGTTTTGGCTGCTCGACCACACCGAATTCCTTGGTGATCTTCTTGTGCGCCTCGGCGAGGATCTTCGGGTCGGTCGGATTGGTGCTCCCGGTTTGCAGCTTGCGCACCGTCAGGTCGAGTAGGTCATGCCGTACTGACCCTTCCTTGTATTCGGGGTGGGAGATCAGGAACAACGGGATGGTGGTGTTGAACCAGGTGTTGATCGTCGTCTCGCTCGACATGCGGGCGACGGCGCGCTTCTCATGCAGCTGGTCGCGCTCGTCCTCGAGCTTCTCCTGCTGGTCGCGCATCTCGAGCGCGGTGATCTCGCCGTCGTCGAACTTGGTGGCGATCTCGCGCATCGCGGCCTTGATGTCGACGAGGCGCTTCTCCTCGTCGGCCGTCAGCTTGAGCGCCGGCGGCGGCGGTGGCGCCGCGTCGATCGTCTCGTCGTCGTCTTCTTCCTCGACCGGCGGATCTTCGGCGCCGGCGTCGTCGCCGGCGTCCGGCTCGTCGTTGTCGTCGGCCTCCGGCTCGTCCTCTTCCGGCTCTGGCTCCGGCTCCGGCTCCTCCTCCGGCTCGGGTTCCGGCTCCGGCTTGGGTTCCGGCTCCGGGTCGCCTTCCGGCTCGCCGGCGGCCGCGGAAGCGATCAGCGCGTCCTCGGCTGCCAGCTCGGCCTCGAGTTCGGCCTGATACTCCTTCAGCCCGACGCGCTCGTCTTCGGTGAGCAGGTCGAGATCCTCATCGGATATTTTCAATCGTGCCATGGTCGTGTCCTCTTCACGCGGGTGGCGGCGCTCCACCAATCCCTAGTTGCTCTTGTGGTCCCGCACCGGGCTGCGGGGGTTCTTGCTGCGACACGCCGGGCTGCTGCTGCTCGGCCTGCTGTTGCTGCTGCGCGGCGGCCTGTGCCTCCGCGGCCTGTGCCTGTTGCGCCTGCGCCGCCTGCATAGTGGCGAGCTGCGCGGCCTTCTTGTCGGAAGTCGACATGAATCCACTTTCCGACAAAATGTAATCGGCCACCGGCGTGGCGGCCGGCACGGCGATCGCCACCTGGGCGGCGTCGAGTGCCTTCTGCTGTGCGTCGACATTGTGGCCGGGGATCTTGGCGAGGGCCTCCTGCGCCAGCGCGGTGGTCTGCTCGGCCTTGGCCTGCGCCGTTCTGGCGTCGCCGATCGCCTTCTGCAGCTGCGCCTCGCCCATCGCCTGCTGCATCATTTGCTGCTTGGCCATCGCCTGCATGCGCTGCTGGTCTTCCGGCGAGGGGTTCTCCTTCTCGTCGGGGTCGAACTGTCCGGTGACGCCGCGGATGCGCTTTACGATCTCCTCGCGGTTCGGCAGGTCCATGTTCTCGACGGCCAGGTCGAGCAGCAGGATCGAGATCTCCGGCGGCAACCGGGTCATCGCCTCCATCAGCTCGTCGGCCGCGGCCTGCCGGATGGTGGCGTGCCAGGCGGCCTCCGAGATGACGAAGTCCGCCTTGTTGCGGGTGATGTCGTTCTCGGGCAGGCCGTCGTTGACCTCGACATAGTCGGACTTGCCACGCATCGAGGTGATGCGGAACTGCTTCGGCTCGTCCATGAACTGCTCGATGTTGGCGAGCTGCTTCTCGCCGTGGACCTGCTGCGCGAACAACAAATTGTCGAACAATTTGGCGGTGGCCAGGCTGCCCTGATCCTGCCGGCGTTGTATCGCCACGCCCGACGTGGCATTGGTCTTGCGACCCAGCAGCTCGTCGGTGACGCCGCTGGCCTGCTGGATCATGGCGATGTCGCGCGACATCAGTTCGAGGTGCCATTGGGCAAGGTCACGATCAGCGTTGAGAATGATCTCCTTGCCCGGCACCTTGCGAATAATGGCATCCGGTCGACTGACTTCCTCCTGGAATTCCTCGAAGGTCATGTCGTCAGGCAGGGCGTCGTAATCCATTATGATCTTCGACGTCGAGAGGATATGAAGCGCCTTGGAAGCGCGCTTGTTCACGTCGACCTGGATGTCTTTGAGCCGGCGAATGACCCCGTAAGGAGCGCCGTCCTTGCCGCGCCGGTAGCCCCAGATCGGGGTCAGCGGGAAGCGGTTGTGACGGTAGGGGCTGGGCGAGAACCACAGCATCCCGGCGTCGACGAATAGGCCGACATGCATGCGCATGATGGTCTTCTTGACGACCTCGGCGTCACCGGATTCGACCTGATCGGTGTGGCCGGCCGACTGCGGGTCGAACAGCTCGCCCGAAAAGTCGCCGCCCTTCAATTTCCCCGCTGTTACCGGCCGCTTGTACCAGGCCTCGATGATCCTGACGCGCATGCGCTGGAAGCCGGTGACGTCGCGCGCGGTGCCGGTGCCGTAGACCTGGTCGAGAGCGTTCTCCTGACTGTCCATCGGCTCGTCGCCGTACTCGTCGTGCTGCTGGAAGTCGTCGGCGCTGCTGGAAGATGATGTGAGGATCTCCGCGCGGTCGGGAAACAGGGCGATAGCGACGTCGAGGTCCACCCATTTGGAGCGGAAGATGTACCTTCCGTCTTCAACGTCGAGGTTTGTGGCGGCCGTATCGTGAAGGACATTGCGCCAGCTTTCGTAGCGTGTGTAGAGCGGCTCGTCCTCGCCGTCGCCGTCATAGCCGTCCTCGATCCAGCCGATGCCGACCTTGATGGCGTCCTCGAAGGCGCGGGAGATGTGGAAGTGCTCGCGGTTGACGTCGCTGAGATACTTCATCAGCGCGGTCTTCTGGGAGGCCGGCTTGGCGTGCTGCTTCTTGCGCGGCAGCACCTTGAAGTCGGTGCGCGATCGCTTTTGTGAACCTGTTATCCAATCGATCGACGTCGAGATGACGTTGTAGACCAACGGCACCTGGCCGCGGTCCTCCAGCTGCGCAGCATCCGCCTCGGACCACTGGATATTGTCATAAAAATCATCGTCTTCCGCCATCTCGGCGCGGTTTTCGGCCTGCCGGTCAAGCTCGTTGGAGTAGCAGGCCAGCATCTGGCTGTGCAGCTCCTGCATCGCCGGCGAATCCAGCTTGGCGCTGTCGCCGCCCGCGTTGGTGCGGTCCGGCATGGCCAGCGCCGTGGTCGCCTTCTGGCTGGCCGGCATCGGATCGCCGTAGCCGCCGTTCTCCCTGTCTCGCTTCGCCCTCACCGATCCGTCGCGCGCCCGCAGGTCGAACATCTGTGCCATCAGACCGAGACCTCCGTCGTGCCGTTGAATTCGTCGCGCAGCGTCAGATCCGCGACAGGCTCAGCATGCTCTTCCGCGTCCGGTGGCCGCGGCGGCATGGCGATCAGGTCGGCCATGCGATCGTTGACGAGGTTGATCAGCTTGAAAACATTACTGGGATTAAACGGGTCGATGCCGAGCTTGAGCAGCATCTTGGCGGCGGGTTCGGCCGGCGAGCCGATGGTGTCGGACCAGCGCCATGCGTCCTCGAGCGGGATGACACATGGGCGTGGAGCACCGCTGGCGCGCGTGATGGCCATGCACGGCCGCCAGCGCCCATCGATCTTGACCCAGGTCCCTGCAGCGACAAGGCCGTAGCGTGTCACCGCCCACAGTCGCTTGTCGAGGTCGAGGATGTGATCTTCCAAAGCGCGTTGTCCGAACTTCCGGGCAAGGCCAGGCGCGCTTGTGCTCTATGTCGTCTTTTTTGGCGGCGCTGTAAATGTCGGCGTTCTGTAGGTGGCGCTGTAGCGCCCCGCGTAGTTGTGACCGTCGGCGACCAGCTTGTCGGCCTGGCCGCGCAACCAGTCGGCGATCAGGATGCGACCGGGACCCGTCATCAGGGCGGCGTCGTTGAGCACGACGCGGGCGTGCAGGACGTCGTCGTCTCTCACCAGATCAGCCATAGCAGGACCAGCAACAGCACGACCGCGGCGACCACGAAGGTGCCCATGCGTTCAGGCGACATCGTAAACGGTCTCCTTCTCCAGCGGCCACATGAACAGCGGCGTGTTCTCGCCGACCCACGCGCCCAGCGTGTTGAACTGGAAGAACTCCTCGGCCTCGTCCCACTCCATGCCGTCGCGCTCCATCAGAACCCGAATGCATTTGTCGCAGTCGTAGACGACCAGCGTCGGCTGGCCGCAGCGTTCGGCGACGCCGATGATGGCGTCCTCGAAGCCGTCGGCGAACAGCGCCTCGGGATTGCTCTCTGCGACGCGCTCGCGCAGCGCGTCGATCTCTTCCGAGGTCATTGATCCTCCATCTCGTTGGCTACGTCTTCAAGGGCGATCGCGATGCCACGATAGCCCCGCTGGTTGTCGCGGGAGGAGGCGTTGCTGGCCAGGTTGCGGTAGAACGCCGCGGTGTTGCGAACGATGGTGGCGCACCTGTCGCGCTCGGCGCGGCGGACGGCGCGCGTCAGGAAGTCGGCGTCGTGCTCCTTGACCGTCATCGGTTGTGCCTGTGGTAAACACGGTTATAGCCGGCGAGCGGCGCATCCTGGTCGTTGCGGACCTCGTCGATCAAGCGTTGGAGAGCGACCGAATGCAACGGCACGTCCACAGTTGGTGGCAGTGGGGTTGGTGGTTCCTGATCGGATTTCGGATCAGGCCGCGGTAAGTCATATCGCAACGACGGCCTCCATCCAGATCAAATCATCCCTGCCCACAGCAGGAGCACCAGCAGCATGACGAAGACGATCAGCGCCTTGCCGATCAGCTCCTCGCGCGGACTCACGATCGCCGCACCGGCGCGGGCCGCGACACGGTGACGGGCACGACATCCTGGTCAGGCGTGTCGTCCTGCACCGCCGGGTAGACGATGAAATCGATCCAGCCGACCGTCGGCGAGACGATCTGAACGGTCCATGTGGTGGCCCCGAGCGCGATGTTGTCGCCCTGGATGATCAGGTCCAGCACCGCGGACTGGTCGACCGCCGCATAGTCGACGCGCGACATGCGCAATGTGTCGACCGACAGGTTCGGATGCACGATCTGGCCGTTGGCCGGCTCCCATGGCGGCTCGCTGCCCGGCTTGTAGTATTGCCACTCGGCGGTGGTGGTCGGCAGCGGCGGCGGCGGCGTCGGCGGTTCGACCGGGATCTCCGCTGCTGGGGTGATGGAAACGACGACCAGCCCCTCGACGGCAGCCTGATCGGCTGGCGTGATGAGGAAGTCGAACCAGCGATCGCCCTCGACGAGACTGTGGTAGGCCGCAGCGTTGACCGTCCACAGCACCTCGTCGATCGCAATGAAATCGCCGGGCTTGACCAGCTCGAGCGTGGCGGTCTGGTCGAGTTCGGCGGCGTCGATGCAGTTCACCGATATCTGCGACAACGTCAGATTGCCATGCACGATCTCGCCGGGTGCGGGGATGCCGCCATCCGGCTTGGTGTAGTTCCACGGCGCCGCGGTCGCCTGCAGCCGCGGCGGCTCGGGCGTGATGACCGGCGGCGGCAACTCGTCGCCGGCGGTGCCGGTGATGATCTGCAGCACCGGCGGGTTGTTGACGATCAGCTCGTAGGCGTCGGCCAGCGGCGCGCTGATCAGCATGAGGTAGCTTTGCAGCGCCGGACGGTCGACGACGCCGGTGATCACAATCTCGGTCATCGACGGCGAATCGAGCGTGGTCATCGCCTCGATCGGCTCCGAGAATGGTGCGATCGGAGCGTCGTCAACGAGGATGGCGATGATCTTTATGGCCATGTCACGTCCCTTGTGCGAAGCAATGTGCTCTCATGCACATGGAGGCGATATTGACACTGACCGCGGCGCTTGGCGAGATCGCCGAAAAATTCCTGCCGTCCCGCCACACCATCACGTTCACATGCCCGCCGCATCTGCTCGGCGTCGTCACGCCGCCGCGCCCGGCCGGCGACGTGCTGCCGGAATGGTACAGGAAGATGCCGGCGGTCGACCCGGAGATCGTGTCGATCGAAAGCACTGGCGTCACCCTCAAACGCTGCATGCCGTTCCTCGACGCGCTCAACGCCGGCTGGATCCTGTCGCTGCCCGCCGAGGTGCATTTCGAGATCAGCGACGACGGCCAGACCGTCCGTGACAAGCACAACATGCCGTTCAACCTGGTCGAGAGCCACGTCGGCTACCAGACCAAGGGATCGCACTGGGGCGAGACGCCGCCGCTGAAATTCATCAACCCGTGGACCATCACGACGCCGGCGGGCTGGTCGACCTTGTTCGTGCCGCTGCTCAATCGCGAGCGCGAATATTTCGAAGTGGCGTCCGGCCTGGTCGACACCGACCGCTACCCGCACCCCGTCAACTTCCCGTTCTTCATGCTGCCCGCGGCGCGCGGCAAGCTGTTCGCGCTGAAGAAAGGCACGCCTCTGGTGCAGATGATCCCGGTCAGGCGCGACAGCTTCCGCGCCGACATCCGCAGCGCGACGGCGGACGAGATGCTGGCGGCCGATCGGACGTCGCTGAAGATGAGCGCCGAGCCGTCCTGGTACAGGAAGCGCGTGCGGCAACGCTGACATCACTGCACGGTGCCGCCGTCGGCGGCGGCCAGCGTCTCGGCCTCGACGATCGACAGCATCAGGTTGAGGCCAAGCTCGGTGCTTTCCGAACACGACCAGCTCAGCTCGCCGGTCTTCGGCTCGGCGATGATGACGATGAAGGTGAGGCCGTCGAACTGCACCGGATTGGCGGCGTTGGCCATGTCGATGCCACGCACCAGATGGTCCATGACGAGGTCGGTGCGGCCGTTGGGCATCATGTCGCCTCGCGGCCGCGCAGCAGATACACCAGCTCGACGGCGAGGGCGCCGCGGGTTCGGATCAGCTCGTCCTTGAGATCGGCGTCCCACGCCCCTGCAGCGTCGCTGCGGCGGACGCGGTCGCAGGCTTGCAGCCATTCCTCGGCGGCCATCAGCACGTTGAGGGCGTTGGCGAGGTCAGCCGGGATCATGCTGCCAGCCCCGACTTGTTCTTGCGCGGCGTCCAGCGGCCGGCGCCGGCGCCGAACCGGAGGTGGCGGATCTGCGCATGCTGGCGGATCGCATCAGCCGCGTGCTGGTGGCCGTTCTTGGCGACCAGCGGCATCCACACGCCCATCCGTTCGTTCCACTGCTTGGAGAACCCGTCGAGATGCCGGATCCCTAGCGCGCACTTCTCCTGGTCGATCCAATACGTTCCGAACGCTTCGCGCAGTTGATCGATCGCATCAGGGACGTGAGGTGTTCGCTGGACCGTTTCGACGTTGGTGACACCCAGATCCCGTAGCAGGTCGACGTAAGTCTTGAGGTGCTCCGCACCAGGACGACGTTGATTGGCGTCGTGTGGAAGATAATGCCAGCCGTAGACATAGGGGCGCTCCCGCATTTCTCGCACATAATAGCTCGGCGGCTCCGACGCCGCCTCGGTGTAGTCGATGAAGTACTGGTTGGGTCCGAAATCCTGGTGGAACCAGATCGCCGTGTCGTCGCCGGTGCCGATGTCCCAAAACGTGTTGACCGGACGGCCCGGGTCGTAGGGAACCTTGGTGATGCGGCGCTCGACGCGGGCGCGCGCCAGCTGCGCGGAAAGCCACAGGCCGTCGGCCGAGACCGTGAACGCCTCCTCCAGCGTCGACGGATATTGCGAGAACATCTTCTCCTGGTCGTCGCCGAACAAATTGCGCCGCGTGAGCACGTACCAGGCGCGCTTGGCGGGGCTGATGTCGCGGCGGATCTCGCCTTCCAGCCGGTAGAAGTAGGCGATGTCGTTGCTGTCGAGGAAGGCGGCTTTGGGATCGGCTTCGTATTCCGGTGCGTCCCACCAGCTGGCGAAGTGCAGCTTCCACTCGAGCGTGCTCGGCGCCCTGTCCTCCTGCTGCGTCTTCTGGGCATTGCGCACCATGTCGGCGAAGATGCCGTAGGGCGTCTCCATGGTGCTCTCGATGCAGATCACGCCGTGCTGGTCGACCGACGGCAAAGATCCTGTCTGGATTTCAGTGGCGCGGTCCGGGTAGCGTTGGCAGATGCGGCCGTACTCGGAGACGTGCAGATACTGCAGCGTGGTGCCGCGGGTGCTGGTCGCGACGATCAGGGAGCTGTCGGTATTGAAGGCCAGCTCGGTCTTGGTCAGGTACTTCAGCCCGACCATTTCCTTGACCAGCTTCGGAAGGTTGTCCCAGGCGAAGCGCACCTTCTGCTCAAAGATCACCCGGGCGGTGTCCTCGTCCTGCGCGATGATCGCGGCCTGCGTGTTCGGCTGAAAAAGGCACGCATCCAGCATCATCAGCTGGATGACGGTGGAGAAGCCGCGCTGCCGCGCCTTCGGAATGAGGTTGCGATAGTGGATGGCGCGCAGGAACCGCTGCTGCTCCGGCCACGGCTTGAAGGTCACCACCTTGCCGCGCTTGTCGGTGATCTTGTAGAGGTTGCTCAGCCTCCACCCCGCGTCGCCGATCGCCGCCTGCATCTCGTCGGGCGTCAGCGCCTCGAACGGCTTGTTGTAATAGCTGGGGATCTCCATGCGGCTCATGGCAGGTCCCACATCTCGACGGCCAGCGCGGCGGCGACCTTCACCTTCAGATACGCATCGTGCTCGGCCTGCCAGTAATGGTCCGGCAATCCGGTCTTGGTGGCGGCCGCGTAGTTGACCGCGTCGATCATCCTGGCCTTCTCGGCGGCCCACTCGCCGCGCAAACGGTTGAGCACGGCGTCGGCGGCGGCGCTCATGGCAGCACGCAGGCGACGACGGCGGAATAAGCGCGCCGATCGGCGGCCACGGCCTCGCGGATCCGCTTGGCGGCGACGACGCAAACCGCCTCACTGCGGAACGTCGAGATGGTGTGGATGGCCGGCAGGTCGCCGCCGAGCACGATGATGACGAGGACCCAGCTCAACCGAGCACCTGCGGGACGCCGGGCAGCATGATGTCGGTGACCTGGCGGGCGGCCCACCACGCCAGGCCCATCAACGCCACGACGACGGCGCCGACCGCCAGTCCGAACAAAAGATCGGCCTGCCGGCGGGTCATCCGCACCTCTCGACGACCGCGGCGATGGTGTCGGCGATCGGCACGACGACGAGGAAAAACGCGCCGATGGTCATCGCCGCCGCGCCGATCCACACCATCACGTAGACCACCGTCAGCTGGCTCATTCGCGCGGCGGCTTGGTGACGGCCTTGACGCCGTGCATGGCGCCGGTCTCGAAGCAGGTCATGGCCTCGGCCTTCAGCCGGCGCACCTCACCTTCCGCCTTGTCATCGAAATCATTGATAAAATCGATCAGGTCCGCGGCGGCGCGCTTGATCTTCTCGACGTTGGGGTCCTTGGAGGGGTTGAAACCGATGCCGACGCGATACTCTCCCAAAGTTGTCATTTTTCTCTCCCGATCGAAACTGTGGTCCATGACATCGACGCCGTCGACCATGATGGCGTTGTAGTAGGTCTTCACAGCGGCTGCCAGCCGGTCAGCACGATGTCCTCGCAGACCCAGCGGACCTGCCGCGTGCGGCCCGGCCAGTCGTCGCCCGGGTCGTTATACTCGGGATGCACGTCGACGCTGGTCGCAACCGCCATGCTGTCGATCTCGGCCGCCATGTCCGGTGGGAAGACGGCATCGAATTCGATCTCGAGATGCATGCGCAAGGTGTCGCCGCGCTGGGCGGCATCGACGACGAGGTTCGGATTGCGGAGCGCAAAGTCGGCCCACGCGGTGCGGATCGTGTGCTCACGTTCAGTCGTCATCCCCGTCGCCTCTCAACCGGCCCGTAATCGTGGACCTTGCCGCAGTCGTTGCAAGCATAGCCGATACACAGTGCCCCTCCCCGCCAGCCGCTGACGACGCGGCCGGGGCAGTGATGCAGGCGACAGCGCAGCCAACGCAGCAGGCGATGCAACATCCGATCTCTCCGCGTTGCGGGACGGCGATGCACGTCGAGGCATCACCGCCGTCCCGTCATCCCGGCTGGCATTGGAGGTGCGGTCACCGGGATGTGGCACTAGTAACATGATGGGAGTCCCGTTCAATAGGGGTCCCGTTTGGTTTTTGGTGTTTTAAGCCTGGATGGGACCCATCGGATGGGACCCTTTTGCCAATAGGTCTTTTTTCCTGGCTGCTTTTTTCGGCTCAAACCACGTCTGTTCCCGACCGACTAAACAGAGGAATCCGTGCCGGGACTCCAAGTTCGCAGAAAGGGGCACCCCCCGGCCGCCAGGCCGGGGCCGACGAACTAAGCGTGAGCGCAGCGAACACCGCGTGCGAGCGCAGCGAGCGCGAGCGCAGCGAGCCAGCGAGCGAAGCGAGCAAAGGAACATGCGAGCGAAGCGAGCATTCCGCACGCGAGCGCAGCGAGCGCCTTACGATCTACAGGTGGGGCTGCGCCCCTCGGTTGCGCTGCGCCCCTGCGCTGCGCCCCCTCTAGGTTGCATCGGGGTCGGGATCCTCACCGGATTCGTCGCGATAGTGGTCGATAACCTTGGCGTCGGCGCCGTCGCGGGGCCGGATTACGTTGCCTGCGATCTGCTTAAACAGTTCTTGAAGCGGGCTATCGAGGCCGATTGTAACCTTATCGCTGAACGCATTTACTTTAATGTGCTTGCCCAATAGTTCCAGGCGTCGGGCGCGGTCGACGAGCACGACGTCCACTTGCTCGCCTATCTTGGTGGCGCGGTTCTCGCCGCGACCGTAAAGCGTGGTCGTGCGGATGGTCGAGACTAGCCCGCGCCGCCATACCTCGGGCCAGGATCTCACCGGCAGCAGGCGCCCGGAAACCGGGTCGTAAAGATCCGCCGCGTCGGCGTTCACCTCCTCCAGCAGGCGCCGCAAAACGAAGTCGGAATCCACCTCGGTGCGGGCGCGGCGCTCGGCTTGCCGCTCTGCTACACGGGCCTGAACTCTAGAATCTGCGAGCAGGGCGGAACCCTGTCGGCTGGCATATGCTGGCGCATAGCCTGCCCTCCGGGCTGCGGCTCCGGCGTTCAAGTCGGTGAGATACTCGGACACAAACCGCTCTTGCAGCGGGGTCAATGGTCGGGCGGGGTCGCTGGGGCGCCTAGCAGCCGCGCCAGCGCGCGTCGTGGCCTTGGGTGGGGGAATATGCCGGTTCATGCTCTCCGCGCGTCCTGGGGGCCTTCCTGCGATCGCAATAGCACAAACGAAAGCGCCCGGCACGATGGCCGGGCGCTGGGGGTCGGATGCGGGCTTAGGTCAGTCGCGGTTCCAAGTGTGCTCGCCGCTGGCGTCGGTGGCCGTGTAAGCCGGTCCACCAACCTCGGCGGCGGCGCCGTCCACCGTGTCGCCGCCTTCCGTCCAGGCTATCGCCGGGTCGTCGCTACGCACCATGTCCTCGGCCGCCTCTACGGCGTCCTCGACGCTGTCGGCCTCGACCTCGATGGTCGCCACCTGTTCCACGTATCGCTGAACGCTGACGGTGATCCTCATAGCAGTCCTGCCTTCCTGAACTCGGCAAGCTCGGCCACAAGCCGGTTGTGCTCGCCGACGAGGCCGGCCGCTGCCTGCTGGGTCAGCTGCGGCGGACAAACCGTATAGCCTTCCGCCGTTACGATCGCCGCGCGTCGCCGGTCGGTGCTCCATGCCCACTGCCAGCGTGGGTCGTCCTGGTGGCTGCTCATGCTGCTAGCTCCTGCGGTTGAAAGTGCCCTGCGGTCGCGCCGTGGGCAATGATGACCATGGACACGCGGGCCTTGGCTGATAGCCCGCCGCATGCCCGACATGTTGCGCAATCGGTGCGCTTGCCTGCCTCGGCGGATGCCGGACAGATAGCCTCGCGCCGGGCGAGCACAGGCTCGGACGCATGCCGCACCCTGAAGGTGCGCCATCCCTTGGCGTGCGCCTCCTCCAGGTCGCCGATGCTGTCGGCGCTGGCCATGCACAGGTGTTTGAACGCCGCGAAGCGTCCAAGCCGCCATTGGTGGGTGTAGCCGTTGATCGCCGCTGCCTTCAGCGTCGCACGCCTCCACAGCTGATAAGGCGCCGCCACCGGATCGCCATACGTGCCCGCCCTGAACGCGAGGCCGGCGAACAGGTCCGGCAATATCGCCGGATCATAGTCGATGCCCGGGCGGGCATACCTGCCGCGCTTGTAAGCCTCGAACACGCTGCGCACGCTCCGGCCGACGTTGACGTAGCAGGTCCGCCGTCCGGTCTCGGGATCCGGCCTGTGCAGGCAATCGCCGCACACGCTGGCATCGAGTCCAAGCTTCAGCGCCGCGATCGGATCGACATCACTGCGAATGATGAAGCTCTGCGTCATGGCGCCGGTTTTGGCGTTGGTGCTGGCCTTGGTGATCTTGTTGACGATCGCCACCACAGGCGCCCCATCGAGCATGCTCGGGCCTTCGTACAGGATGACGCCGCACCATGTCCCCTTGCGCAAGGCTGCGCGCATTGCTGCCGCTGTCCTGATCATCGCGCACGCCCTCCCAGCTGGGTGATGGTCGTGGGCACGACACCATCTTGCAGGATCGACAGCACGCCGCCGACGAGGTCGTTGTAGTCGTCGCCGTTCGGGCTGATCTCCAGCCGGTCAAGCTCGCTGTTGAAGCGGCCCACCCATGCGATGGTCGCCTCGACACGGGCCGTGTCGCTGTCCATCAAGGGATCGGGCGCCGGCTCCGGCGCCGGGCTGTGCTCGGCGACATAGCGATCGGCAAGGTCGGCCATGCGGGTAAGCTCGGCCCATGCCGACTGCCTGCCCTTCTCCGACGTGCCGTTGCCGGCAACTTCCACCATCAGGCGCAGAACGCCCTTCCAGGTCGGCGTAATATCAACCGTGCGGGTCATTGTCCGGCCTCCACGTCAAACGAGAACACCGCGCAATCGCAGGCGAGCACATAGCGGTGTGCGTCGTGAAAGCGCATGAAACCGGGGTGCCGGTCCTCCTCTTCGCTGCTGACGTCCACGCAATGGGCGCCGTTCGGGAAGGTGGCTGCAAACCATTGATCCATGGCTGCCTCCTCCTCGTCGCAATAGCCGGTGCGATCGCCGTAAATCATGCCGCACGCCCAATGCGCCGGCAGGTTGAAAAGCTCGATTCTCATGGTCCTGTTTCCTGTTTCCTGTTTGCTGTTGGTGTCACGCCGCGCGGATCGCGGCGAGCAACTCGAGGGCGCGCGTGTGCGCCTCCTCGAGCATTTCGTTGGCCTGCTCTCGCAGGTGTGCGTTCGGGTTGCTCTCCCCGTTCGGGAAGTTCAATTCCAAGCCCCACAGGCTGCCCACGTCACCAAGCCGGAAGTCGGCCAGCGGGGTGGTCACCCATGCGGTGATGACGATGCCGCAATAGTGCCACTCGTCGCGGTCCCAGGCATCGAGGATGCGCCGGTTTTCCGCGACGGTGACGGCCACCGCTGCGCTGTGCTCGGCGTCGCCGGCGGTGTCGAACACCCAGCCGGGGGCGTCGAATTCGTGCGGATCGCTGTCGGCGTCGGGCTGCAGCGTCGCCACGAAATACAAGCCCTGCTCAGCCTGGGTGGTGATGCTGTCGCCCATGCAGGCGAAGGCATCAAAGTTGCGCGCGAATATGGTCACGAGCGAAAATCCCCCCTGTTGAAAAGCCGGTCGATTTCTTGGTCGGCGATAGCCTCGGCCAGTTCGGCCAGCGCCTCGCTGATCCGCGCCGCGTCCTGGTGGCTGAGCTGCAGGACATCCCGCAAAACAGCATCCAGCGCGTCGCTCTTCTCGCTGATGTGGCGATAGCTCATGGCTGCGGCTCCCCGATGCATGCCACGCCATCGGCGAACGGCCGGAGCGTCTGCACGCTCCACGTCCCCATGGCGCAATCGTCCTCGGCGGCGGCGCCCCGGACGTGGCTGGCTGCGAGCATCGCAACGCATGCGATGAACGCGAGCACTAGCGCCATGGTCAGGGATCTCGTTTCGATATCTTTCACGGGCGAATCCTTTCGCTGTTGGTGTTGGTTGTGGTCGGAGATAGCCGCCGCGATCGACAATCCGATCGCGGCCGCTGCAATTACGATTTCGTGGGTCATGCCCGCGCCTCCCGCCAAGCCGCTTCCGCCCATGCCTGGGGCGTCGTGCCGCTCTCGTAAGCCTCGCGGGCCACGCCGAAACCCGGATGCGACATGCGCCGCAACGAAGCCTCGGCGTTGGCGAGGCGCCACCAAGCCATCAGTCCGGTGGTGCGCTTGGTGATCTCGGTGCCCTCACGCCGGAGCCGCGCGACCTCGATGTCATCGGCGATGATCAGCGCCGCGACCTCGGGCGTGTCGCCGTCGGCGAACAGGTCGTGCGCGAAGTCGATCGAATAGCCGTCGGTGGCTTGGTCGCCGTCCAGGTCCTCGATGCCGACGAGGCGCTCGACGGCCTTGCACCATGCGAACCAAGCGCGATCGCTGGCGGTGTCGGCGCCGCTCTCGCGCTCGATGCTCTCGGGGCTGAACGGGTGGTCGGACAGATCGACCTCGGCGGCCTCAAGCGCCGGCAGCGCCGGCGCCGTAAGCTGCTGCACAAACTTGACGCCGGACGCGCAAGGCCCCGACTGCGGCTGCTGATGCGTGCCGATCGCCGGCAGCTCGCACAGGAAATCGTAAGCCTCGCCCCACGCCGCGAACGGCCCATAATAGCGGGTGTCGAGCACTAGCGTGTTGTGCGGCCGGTAGACCACCATGAACGCCGGCGCGACCGGCTCCATGATCTCGACCTCGGCGGCCTCAAGCGCCGGGGTCGGGTCGGTGATCATGGCCACAAGGTTGGCGTCGTTGATCGCCGCGTCGGCTGCGACCTCGGCATTGGCGAGCCAAGCCCGAAACAGCATGCGGACCGGGAGGCCCATCTTGTCTGCCCGCTCGACCGCCGCGCGAACCTGGGCGGCGCCGATGCCGGCGTCGGCGAGCACGCGGGCATAGGCGCCGGTGTCCGCCTCGATTTCGTGCAACTCGCCGGCTGCGACCGTGACGGCCAGCGGCCAAGCCCACGCAAGCCCGACAACCTCCAGGCTGGTCGGCTCGCTGAACTCGCGAATGCGGAAGCCGTCCTCGTCGCGGCCGGTGACGACACCGTAATAGGCGCGATCGCGAATGATCAGCGTGTCGCCGGTCTTGATGTCCTCGTCGCACTGGCAGGCGTCGTATGCGTCGCCGGTGCTGTCGAACTCGTGGACGCCTTCCTCGCCGGCGTTGTCGTGAATGAACGCGAGCGCCTGGGCGATCGTGTCGAAGGCGGCGAGCCACTCGTCGCGCTGGCTGTAAACCTCATAGGCGCCGGCGGTGGCATCGAAGCGAACGTTGGCATGCAGGGTATTCATGGTCGGGTGGCCTCCTCGGCCGGTCGGGGTTGGTCTGGCGGCGCCGCCCGGTCGGTGGCGCCTGATGTGGTTCTAGTGCCACCGCTCCGACGCTGTCAACCCTATGTTTTCCGGGCTTTTTGGCGCCCTCGGCGCCCTCGTCGGCGGCGCCTGGGCGCACGCGCCCTCGCGCGCGCGAGCGCGCGCGCGAGGGCCGAGCCTCCAGCAAGTTTTGCGAGCCGAACCCTAAAGCAAGTTATGCGAGCCGAACGTCATTCTCGCTCGCCGGTCGGCACCATATGCACCACCTCGATCGAGTTGAGCCGGATCCAGTGCGATCCGCCGTTCTCTGCCCTGATCTTGAGCCAGCCGTCGTTGCTGGACAGGGCGACCACATCGGCATCGAATTCCCAACCGCTGTTGGTGCGCCCTTCAATGTGGGCGCCACCGGCCTGCGTCAGGCTGTTCAGTTCTTCCCATGGCGTAGGCATTGGCGTGCTCCTTCATCCAGCAAGTTATGCGAGCCGATCACTGACCGTCCGGCTCAAGCTCCCAGGTCACGATGGCGTCCATGTTCAGCCAGAACACGCTGATCCCCCGCTCGAGCTTGACCCATCCCTCGACCACATCGATCACGTTGCCGCGGGCCTCTTTCCCGTCGACGGTGGTGACGATCGCATCCACTCGTCTGCCCTTCGACAGCCGGTCTTTCACCTCACCCCATAGGTTCTTCGTAGCCATGTTTAGTCCTCTCTGGTTGGCGCTCACACCGGGCGGCGACGTGGGCGGCGATTTCGCGATTTGGCCCTACGGCCCTCTCTCGCGTGCGCGCGTTACGCGAGAAACATTTTTATGTATTTGTTACACTCTTAGGTACTTACACTAGGGCCACAGGGCCACCGCGCTTGCAAAGTCAATGATATCAATTGGTTACCTCTGGCCCTGTTTTTGGCCCTTGGCCCTTGTCTGCAGGGCCACCTCGCTCCTTGCCTCCGTTGATGACCCTGAATTTGTCAGCTAAAGTCTCAATTTTGATTGCGGCTTCGCTTTTTGCGATCTCCGCGCCTATTGCGGCGGCCCTCCACCCCGCCAACAGGGCCACATTCCGCGCCTCCAGCGTGTACACTCTTTCGCGTTTTGGACTGGGTGACGAACCTGTTTTTGGCCTGAAACTGCGCACGTCCAAACCGCCATCGCGTTGTTCGCGCAGCACAGTGCAATAGTGCCTGAACGCGGCGTCGAACCTCTTGTCGAACGTCACGTCGTTGCCCATCGGCGTCGTCTCCATTCGGCTGACCGCATAGGCGCGGGCCTGCGACTTGGTGAACATCCGTCCGAACTCCCCCGCCATCTCGGCGAAGACCACGTCAAGCTCGGTTTCCGACAGCGCCTGCATGCGCGCCTTGGCCGCGAATATCGGCGGCGGTGCATATGGCATGAAGCGCGACAGGTCGCGGCGTTCGCACCACCGCGCGAAGGCGGCCGCCGCGCCTGGCTGGTTGATCAGCGCATAGAAGCGCGTCGCCTCGTCCGGCGTCAGCGGCCGGCCGTTGGAGATCACACCGAACCGCCTGTCGCCCGGCGGCACCGCCACGGCGGCCTGATGGTTCGACGCGATGTCCATCGGCGCATAGTCGAACTCCTCGAACGGCTTGCCGAACTTGACGTTGAAGGTGCGCCAGCGCGGCGTCGGGTCGACCATTGTCTTGAGCAGCTCATAGGTGGCGTTGCCGCCCTTCATGGTGGTCTGCTCCGGCGTCGTCTTGGCCTCGTCGATCGTGATCAGCCGCTTGAACGCTTTCCACGCCGTGAAGTCGCCCTGCTTGTTCTGGCCGACCACCACGCTGAAATCCTGATTGCGGACGTATTGCCGGCCCCACAGCGTCGCCATGAAGTCGAACCAGCCGGACCGTCCGGTGCCGTAATCCGAACCGATGGCGCTGACGGCGCCGTGCGCGACCATCACCACGCTCGGCCCCGGAATTGCTGGGTATATCCAGCGGTGCGCGGTGACGTCGAGATACCATTCTCGCTCGGCGCGGTCGGGGATGAAGATCGGAAAGAACGTGCCGATCAGCCACGATATGTCGGCGTCGCCGTGATGCACCGGCTGCTTCCAGGCGTTCTTGAAAAGCTCGCCGCGGTCTTCGTAGAGCGGGAATTCGCGGTCCGGCCGGAACCGCGTTCCGACCACGCTGATGCGCAGCGGATGCGTGCGCCAGACCTGCGACACCGGCGTCGGCTTGACCGTCGGGCGCGGCGGCGGGAAGCGGTAGGCGGCGTAGCGGTGGTGGAAGGTCTCGAGATCGACATGCGCCGCCTCGATGTTGGTGGCCTCGAGCTTCACCACCTTACCGGCGTGGTAGTCGAAGGCGTAGTGCATCAGCAGAAACTCGAGCGCCGTTTCCGGTGTCGCGTCAGGCGCGAGCTGCGGCGTCGCTGGCGGCTCTGGCTGCGGCGGCTGCAGCTTGCGTAGAGCCTCGCGCAGCTTGTCGGGGATCTCGAAGGCCGGCGCCGGCTCGTCGTCGGCCATATAGTGCCTGCGCCCGTTGGCCGCCCAGTTGAGCACCATCACATGGCCGGCGGTCGAGACGTAGAGCTTGCAGTTGGCCATCGATTGCGACTGTGCGACCGTCGACGGCAGGCAGCCGTAGAGGCCGTGCTCGGCGCCCCACTCGAGACCCCCTGCGAGTTCGGAAATGGCCCCCGGCTCGCCGTCCTTGGGATAGAACACCGTGTCCGGTGTCAGGTCGTAGGCGGTGTCGCCGCCGGCGTCGGTGGGCGCGTCCGGTATCAGCGTCAGGTGTTGAGCAAGGATAGCATCGGCGCGGTCGATCAGCAGCGCCGGATCCATCGGCAGCATGGGCAGATCGTCGACATGCGTGTTCCATGGCGCGCGATCGCCGCAATGATAGTCGCGGCCGGGTGAGTGCGGGCCTTCGTACTGGAAGAAGCGGCCTCGGCTGAGCGGCCCGTAGATCTCGACCTTCTGCGGGTCGAGCCGCTTGACCAGGTCGCGGATCAGCGCGAGCCGATCGGCATCGTCCTCGATGTTGTTGACCGGCATCGCATAGGCCGCGGCAAGCTCCGGCAGCAGCTCCGGGTGGGCCGTGTAGGAGCGCGTCTTGTATTGGGCGAACGGCGTTGCGGTCTGCCAGAAGATCGCTTCAGAGACCCGCCCAGAGCCGCGCACGATGGCCTTCTCGTAGGCGTCCTCGTCGAGGTGGTAGAGATCCTCGAGGATCAGGTCGGCGATCTCAGGGATCGTAATGTCGGCGTCGTAGACCGCCAGCTTGCCGACCACGCGCACCGCCGTGCCGGCATAATATTCCGATCTCCACTCCTTCAGCGCCTCGATGTCGGCGACGCCGCAGGCCAGCTTGGGCCACCCGAAACAGCCCTTCTTGTGCAGCGCCGGGCATTGCGACCAGCCGTTGGCTGCCGCTGCGGAACGGTGCTCCTTCAAGGGGTGGGTGTTGATACGTTTGATTTTTGGCTGTAAGGCAATAGCCACTGATGTGTCCTTTCTTAGCGGTTGGGCCGTCATATTGGCCGGGCCGACGTTCTCACCGTCGCCCGGCCGCTCTGTTTCTTGGTCTAGGGTAACGTTGAAACGGATGTCTTGTGTACGCCTCCGGCGAGCACCCGGTCAACGTCGGCTAAGGTCTTCACCACCGCCACATTCGCCCCCAGCTCTCTATACGTTGTGTGCCGCGTTCGCTGGTGAGGCGAGATGCGCGATCGACGCGGCTTTTTACACTCCACAAAAATAATTCGGCCTCCCGGCAGCACGACCAGACGGTCGTAGAAGCCGCGCGAGCCGATCACCGTCACCTTCTCGGCGACGCCGCCCATCGCCTCGACCTGGCTGACGAGATAGTCCTCTACAACCGATTCTTTTACGCTTGACGTGTGTGTCATAGTGCATCTATATCGGGTTTCGACAAAGAGCAAACAGGAATCAGGAAATGATCGTCTACAACGTCGCAAGGCGCTGGTTCACCGAAAAGGTGCCCGCCGAAACCTATCGCAAGTCCCGCGGCCTCTCGCCTTCACACACGCTGAAGATCACGGTCGATAACCGCGTCGATCTGGCGGCACTGCTCAACGGCCTCTGCACGCCGGTCTACGAGGCCGAGTTGTCTTTCGTGGCGCCCGTCACGTCCGAATTGGTCGAGGCCGCCTATGTCGAGCCGAGCCACAACATCCCCGACTACATCCCGCTGTTCCTGATCGACAAGGATCAGCGCGACCTCGTCGCCTACGATCGCGAGCAGCGCGGCTGCACCGGATTGGAGGGCTGACATGGTTTCGCACTGGCGCATCATCTGCCGCAACGATTTCCTCGACGAGATCCACGACCATGTGTTGTTCGACGGCACCCTGGTCGAGGCGCAGAACCGCGCCTCCGAGATCTGGAACGAACGCTACGGCCACATGGCCGATCGCGGCAACTCCATCCACGTCATCGACGCCGGCGGCGAGACCGTCTTCTCGATCTTCGATTACGCCGACGACGAGGTGCAGCCATGACCAAAGACGAGATGAGCAAGGTCATTGGGCAGGCGCTGCGCTCCTACGATTGGGTCGAGTACCGGCAGGCAACGCTGCCGGACTACCTCGCCAACGCCATCGCCATCAGGGAGCAGGAGACGCACAAGAACGATCTGCGCAGCGAGCTGAAGGACAAGACGATCAAGCTGGACGTGGCCAACGCCGAGATCGACAAGCTGCGCATGCACGAGCGGACGCATATCGAAAACCTAGAAGTCCTGCGTCGCAAGCTGGAAGAAGCCCGCGCCGCCGCGCCGCACTTCTACCATCCCTCGACCATGCACATGGGCGACTGCTCGATCTGCGGCGGCACGGCGGATGCGCCGCAACACGACGTCGCCCAGTGGGAGGTGCGCTGCAAATTCGCCGAGGCGACCATCGCCGCGATCAAGGAAGCGATCCAATGACCGACATCGCACGCGCCGAGAAGGACAAGGACGGCGTCTGGTGGATCGTCTGCCAGGCGTTCCCCAACTACGTCCACCAGTGCAAGTCGCACGGCGAGGCCGATCGGCTGAAGGACGCGCTCAACAACGCCTACGAGCTTGGCAAGGAAGCCAAGCGCAGCGAGATCGCCGAGGCGCAGGGCAGGCTCGACGACCTGCTGCGTGAGCCGCTGATCGACTATTACGCGGAGGAATCACAATGACCGGCCGGACGTTCGAGAAGCTGTCCATGCCAATGGACGAGACGACATGGTGGACGGAGGCGCGTCGCGCCGCCAAGTGGTTCTGGAGCTACCCGGAGTTGGTCGACGACGCCCACGAGGATCTCGACCATCTGCGCGAGCAGGGCACCGACCCCTACGATGCCGTCAAGGGCGTCGGTGAGGAGCTGGGCCTGCACGAGTTCGGGCCGGCGTTCGGGAGTTGGTGATGACCACGTTCACCCAACTGCTCGATACCTTCGAGAGCACCGTCCGGGCGCACGAGATGAAGGGCGCGCTCGTCAACCGTGCCGAGCGCGACGAGGTCGAGGCGGCCTACGCGCTGGCCAAGCGGCACATCAATGAATCGGCCCGAGCGCGGCGCGACGCGCAGAGGCAAGTCGGTGGGAGGTGTGGAGACGGTTTAGCGGCCGTCGGCGAAGCATCCCCACCGGCGGCGCTATACGTCGTCCGCCACGTCGCCACCGGCGCCGTCCTGCCGCCCATACTGGGCCGTCGCGGTCGCGGCGGCTCGTTCTGGGACCCGGCCAATAAAGACTATTTCAGCCTGGGCATCCCGCGGATCTTCCACAACCGTCATGCGGCGCAGTGCTTCATCGCCAGCTGGGCGCGCGGCGAGCACCACACCTATCGATCGAAGGGCGACATGTACGCCGGCATCGACCCGGAAGAGGAAACCGTCATTCAGGACGTCGGCCGCAGCAAGGACATGCTCGTCGCCGTGCCGATCGAGATCACGTACCTGACAGAGGACCCGAAATGACCCCCACCCAGCTCAAGGACTATCAGAAGACGTTCAAATGGGGGGTGAAAACCACCGCCGAAAAGCTGGGGGTGACGCGGTACGCCGTAATGCACTGGCGCGCTGGGAGACGCGAAATCCCCAACCCTGTGGCTATCCTGCTCACAAAGTACCGGGACGAGCTGATTTGGTTCTTCCAGCGGTGATGACGGAGATCGTGCAAATGACCACGCAGCAGGACGAGGCAGACAAGTTGCCCACGCACCCGGTGCTCGGCCGCTGGATCGCCTGCTCGTGCGGCCACCCGGTCTGCAAGCGCGTCCATCCGAGCCGCATCGGCACCTTCCATGAGGGCACCGGATTCGAGCCGGACGAAGCGCGCGAGCTGGTCATCAACATGCTCAAGCCGCGTGGCGGCAAGGGAGTGAAGCGGTGAGACCGATCCCGCTCCTGACGCTCGCCGTCGCGGCCTCGCTGCTGTCGTGCGACGATGGCGCCCGTGGCGCCGGCGTCTGCACGATCGTCACCGACGGCATGCGCGACACGTTCGAGCACGAGCGCGCCCACTGCAATGGATGGACGCACGCACCTTTCGAGGTGGCGTACCCACCCAAGAAGTACCTGCACGACTTCCCGGGCCGGCTCACGGTGATCCCGTGCGGCGGCCGGGCGCCCAAGGGCCTGCCCAAGGGCACGATCGTCGTGAAGGGCTGCAAATCGCCGCTGAAGCAGTGCCGCAAGATGTGGGCTGCGCGTGGCACCGATGTCAGCGACGGGATCTCGTCAGGCAATTGGGCCTACGTCGCCGGCTGTCAGTTTTTCGAGTGAGAGGAAATAACGATGGGCTACCGTTACGAAGTGCAGGTCGACAACAAGTGGTATCCGAACGAGGTCATCTTCGCGACCGAGCACGAGGCCAGCTGCGCCGGCAACAACAAGTTCTACAACTGGACGCTGTGCCAGAACTACCGCGTCGTCCCTGACGAGCGCGAGGTCAACTACCGCTATGACGCCGCCACCGGCGCCGTCATCCACATCGCAACCGAGAAAACCGGAGCCTAGACCATGACCGCACGAACCGAATTCTATTCGCCGCGACCGCTGACCGAGGACGAGCTGCGCCTGCGCTGCCCGTCGATCTTCGCCAACACGGCGCACCCCAGCCGATCGAACAAGTTCGCGCCGATCGCCACCATCGAGGCGGTGCGCGCGCTGCGGCAGGAAGGCTTCGAGCCGTTCGCCGCCAAGCAGTCGCTGGTCCGCACCGACGGCACCCGCGACGCCCGCTCGCCGTGGGCCAAGCATCTGATGCGCTTTCGTCACTCCGGCGCCCACATGGTTCGCGTCGGCGACAGCGTGCTCGAGATCGTATTGACCAACGCCAACAACGGCCAGAGCGGCTATCACATCGACGCCGGCGTGTTCAAATTGGCCTGCCTCAACGGGCTGGTGGTCAAGTCGAAGGACTGGGGCGGCATCTCGATCCGCCACACCGGCGACCCGCGCATGATGGTCGTCGAAGGCACCTACCAGGTCATCGCCAACGCCAAGAAGGCGATGGATGCACCGGCCAAGTGGTCGAAGATGCTGCTCAGCGACGCACGCCGTCTGCTGTTCGCGCAGGAGGCGCACAAGCTGCGCTTTGGCGACGACCACCGCATCACGCCCGAGCAGCTGCTGATCCACCGCCGTCCGGCCGACGAGGGCCGCGATCTCTGGTCGATCTTCAATGTGGTGCAGGAGAATTGCGTCACCGGCGGCCTGGTCGGCGTCCGCGAACCCGGCAAGCGCCGCCGCGGCACCACGCGCCCGCTCGGTGCGATCGACACCAACATGCGCCTCAACAAGGCGCTGTGGGAACTCGCGGAGGAATTCGCGTGAAGACCAAGCCGGTCAAGATGCCGAAAGGCGGCGAGTGGTGGGTGGTCCTCCTGAAGGGCCAGAAGGAGGTCGTCCAGCTGACGCTGAACGACGACCGCTGCCGCTTCTACCGTGCCGGCTACGCGGAGGGCGTGCGCGCCGATCTCGACGACCCCGATGTCGTCTGGATCAGGAAGGTGTTCCTGTGAACAAGGGAAACGACGACCCGGAAGAACGCGCCCGCGTCTACAGCAAGATCGCACCGCTGATCATGGCGTTCTATCGCGCCAATTCCGGTCGCACGTTTCACGCCGAGGAGCTGCAACGCTACGTGCTCGCCTATGCACCCGACACCGCGCCAGCCAGCCCCGACCGCATCCTTCGTCTACTGCGGGAGCAGGGCAAGCTCGACTATGTCGTGCTCGACCGGCGCGCTTCGCTTTACCTGTTCAAAGCCGTTCCGAATTGGCGAAAGGAGGACGAAGATGCGCGGATGGGTTGAGCCACGCACACGACCGTGCCCGTGCGGATCCGGCAAGGATTCGCACTGGCTGAAGGACGCACGCGGCATCGAGGTGGCGCGCGTCTGCGAGACCTGCGAGGCGGGCAAGAAGGCCGGCTATCGACCGGACATTTTCACTGACAGTCAGTATTGGGCTGACGAACCAATTGATGGGGACTGAAAACACTATGACCGCACATTCATCCATTCTCGGCGGCTCCAACGCGCAGCGTCTGATGGTCTGCCCCGCCTCCTACCAGGAGCTGCTGCGCAGCCCCAACGCCGATGTCTCGTCGAGCTATGCCGACGAAGGCTCGATGATGCACGAGGTCGTGTCGGCCGAGGTCGGCGGCCTGCTGGTGCCGGAGCACCTCATCGCCAATCTGACGCAGGAGCAGCGCGAGACGATCGACAAGGCCAAGGCCATGCTCAAGACGTTTATGAAGGCGTGGGGCGGCGGCTTCCGCGTCGCGGCGATCGAGGAAACGATCCCGTTTCCGGGTGTGCCCGGCTCGTTCGGCACCGTCGATCTGGTGCTCGCCAGCAAGACCCACGTCCTGGTCCCCGACTGGAAATTCGGCGCCGGCGTGCCGGTCACCGCGCTCTATGAGCTGCCCGACGGTTCGGACATGGTCAACCCGCAGCTGGCCTTCTATGCGATCTGCGCCAAGGCGCAGCGGCCTCGCTTGTTCAAGAACAAGAAGATCGTGCTGGCGATCATCCAGCCGCGGTTGGATTCGCTCAGCGAGGTGGTCACCGACGAGGAAGAGCTGGCCGACTACCAGAAGTCGATGACCGCCGCCTATGCCGAGGCGATCGGCCGCAATCCGCATCGCGAGCGCGGCGAGCACTGCCGCTTCGCGGCCTGCAAATCGACCTGCAAGCTGTGGACCGGGCCGCTGCTCGACATCAACAAGATGGACCCGACGCTGGCCGCCCTGAAGGCGTCGCAGGCGCCGGCGCTGGTCGGCCAGTACGGTGAGTTCCTGTCGCGCGCCATGTCGATCGCCGAGATGGCCGAGACGTGGTCCGAGGAGATCCGCCGGCAGGCGCACATCCACCTGTCCGACGGCGGCCTCGTGCCAGGCTGGAAGTTGGTTCCCAAGCGCGGCACCCGCAAGTGGGTCAAGTCCGAGGCCGAGACCGCCGAGGCGCTGATGGAGGCCGGTATCGACCACGCCGACATCTACACCGAGCCGGAGCTGAAGAGCGTCAAGCAGGTCGAAGACGCGATCAAATCCAACAAGAAGCTCACGATCCCCGAGGAGCTGCATAACATGGTCTCGACCGGGACGACGATCGCCCACGACGATGACGATCGGCCACGGGCGACACATGCAACAGCGATCGCCGACCTCCGGTCGGCGCTCAACAAATTGTAGTAAGCGATTTTAGGTTCCTTACTACGCAGGAACGGCGTTGGTGTCGGCCGTAGACAGACACAGGAAACAGGAAAGCAAAATGGCAAACAACATCACTCCCTCCGGCAGCCGTTCGCTGTCGGCCGACATGGCCTCGCGCCTGCGCAGCGGCATTGCCGAATCGCGGGCGACCACCATCCTCCCCGGCGGCAAGCCGATCTTGCGTCTTCTGAAGTCCGGCAGCTGGGTGTTCGGACAGAACGACGACGACGTCCAGATCGGCTCCGAGTGGGCGATCAATCCGATGCAGATCGGACATGGCTGGTGCTGCTGGTCCAACAACCCGGGCAACGCCAAGAACACGCTGCTCGGTGAGCAGATGGTCAACGTGCTCGACCACAAGCCGATGCTGCCGGACCAGGTCCCCGGCGGCGAATGGAAGGAACAGCGGGTCTGTGACCTGATGTGCCTCAACGGCGACGACGAGGGCACCGAGGTGGTCTACAAGACCAACTCGCTCGGCGGCCTGCGTGCCTTCGACGGCCTGCTGGCGGCGATCACCGCTCAGATCGACAACAATCCCGACTACCTCGTCGCGATCGTTCAGTTGAAGGTCGACAGCTACGATCACCAGAAATACGGGCAGACCTTCATCCCGATTCTGGACGTCGTCGGCTGGGCCGACATGGAGGGCAATCGTGCGCCCAAGGCCGGCAAGCGGGCCGCTGTCGCGGCGCCTGCAGCAACGCCGCCTGCGGCCGCTGCAGCGCCTGCCAAGCCTGCCAAGCCCGTCGTGCCGGCCAAGCCCAAGAAGGCCCCTCTGACGGTCGCTGCGGCGGCGCCAGTGGCCACGCCTGCCGAGGCCGAGGACGACGTGCCGTTCGATGTCGAGACCGAGGAGACCGTCACGGAGCCGGTCGCAGCAGTGCCGCTGCGTCCGGGTGCCCCGCCGCGTCGTCAGCGTCCGCAGCCGCGCGCCTGACATGCTCGACCGGGCCAACGAAAGAGATGCGGGGGCGACATTCGCCCTCGCAGACCTCTGCTTCATCGATTTCGAAACGCGCTCGAAGCTGCCGATCACCGTCGGCACCGACCGCTACACGCTCAATGCCGACGCCATCATGCTGGCGTGGGCGATCGGCGACGAGCCGATCGAGGTCGAGGCGGTCGACGATTTCTCCGGCCCGCTGCAGTGGAAGAACATGCCACGCAAGCTGCGCGATTTCTTCAGCCGCGTCACCGCCGGCGACGCCAAGTTCGTCGCTCACCACGCTAATTTCGATCGTAATGTGTGGACGGTTTCGACGCGCGGCTTCCCGCCGATGCGTCCGAACATGATCATCGACACGCGCGCCCAGGCGACGGCGTCCGGCCTCCCGGCGGCGCTCGATGCGGCCGCCCGCTACGTCGGCGCGTCCGAACTCAAGGACAAGCGCGGCAAGGCGCTGATCGACCTGTTCTGCGCGCCCGGCGCGATCGGGACGCCGCAGAGCCATCCCGACGAGTGGGACGAGTTCATCGCCTACGCGAACCAGGACATCGCCGCGATGCGCGACCTGTTCAATCGCACCCGGCAGCTGCCGCTCGCCGAGTGGCGCGAATACTGGGCTGCCGAGAACATCAACGACGACGGCGTGTCGATCGACATGCCGCTGGTCAAGGCGGCCGCCAATATGGCGGCGATCGACCAGAAGCACATTTCGCGCGAGCTGACCGAGCTGACCGACAAGGTCGTCACGACGGTCAATCAGGTGCAGCGCATCGTCGCCTGGCTGGATGACGCGCTGCCCGCCGAGGGCCGCGACATGCTGGTCAAGCGATACGAGGAGGTCGACGAGGAAGGCGTCGTCACGCGGCCCAAGAAGCTGTCGCTGACGCGCGATCGGGTGCTCCGGCTCATTGCCTACCTGCAGACGCAGGAAACGCTCACAAACCGGCTGGCGGTGGCGCTGCGCGTCCTCCAGATCCGCTTGTTCGGCGGCTCCAAGACACCGGCCAAGTTCGCCAAGATGCTGGAGCAGCAGGTCGACGGCATCATTCGCAATCAATATGTCTTCAACGGCGCCTCGCAGACCGGCCGCTTCAGCGCCCGCGGCGTCCAGGTCCACAACCTGATGCGCGATGCGTTGCCGAACGAGATCGACGCGATCGACGCGCTGGCCGGCGGCATAGCGTATGACGATTTCGCCGTGCTCGGCGACGACACGCCGGTGTCGCGCAAGCTGTCGATGCTGATCCGATCGAGCTTCGTCGCCTCGCCCGGCTACGCCTTTTGCTGGGGCGACTGGTCGAACATCGAGGCCCGCCTCGTGCCGTGGCTGGCCAAAGATCCCGAGGCCGAGGCGAGGCTCGACATTTTCCGGGCTGTCGACGACGGCACAGAGAAGTTCGACATCTACACGCGCACTGCAGCCAATCTGTTCAATCTTGAGCTACCGGCGGTCACCAAGGAGATCCGTCAGGGCGGCAAGGTGGTCGAATTGGCCGCCGGATTCGGCGGCGGCTACAATGCGCTGCTGTCGATGGCCGCCGGCTACGGCATCCACATCCCCGACGAGACCGCGAAGCGGTTCATCGAGAAGTGGCGCGACGACAACGGCTGGGCGGTGCGCTTCTGGGGCAAGCACAACGACCATCACTCGTTCGGCCTGTGGGGCGCGCTGAATTCGGCGATCGAGCATCCCGAGGTCGCCTACAGCGCCGGCCGCATCACCTACATGTATCTGCCCGATTACCTTGGTGGGTCGCTGATGTGCGAGCTGCCGAGCGGCCGCTTTCTTACATACCGTAAGATCCGCTGGGAGCGCATCGACGTGCTCGACGACGACGACCAGATCGTCGACGTCAAGACCGAGCTGATGTTCTCCCGCGACATGGGACGGGTGAAGCTGTGGCCCGGCCTCGCCTGCGAGAACGTGGTCCAGGCGACGGCGGCTGACATCCTTCGCGGAACGCTGGTCAAGCTCGACGACGCCAAGCTGTCGAGCTGGATGCCGGTGGCGCTGCACACCCACGACGAGGTCGTGGTCGAAACGCTCGAGGCCGACATCCCCGACGCCGCAGCATGGCTGCAACATACGATGGAGGAAGGCTTCGACTGGTCGGACGGCCTGCCGATCGCCTCCGACACCACGGTCGGTCGCTGGTACACCAAGGCTAAGGGGAGCGTCGGGCTGTGAAGGTCAACCTCCCTGACGCGCTCGCCACCCAGCTGCTGATCGAGGCGCTCGACAGCCTCGCCACCCATCCGATCCAGTCGGCCGCGGCGTTCAGGAACCTCGTGCTGTCCGACATGGCCATCATGGCGATCAATCCGATGATCGACATCAACGACACGGCGATGGCGGTCGCGCAGGATATGTTCGACGGCATGCGGCGGGCGGTCAAGGACGGCCGGATGATCGACTTCGGGTTCGTTCCGAACGCCACCATCAAGGCGGAATCGTTGCGGGCCAGAGACGCCTTCGAGGGCGGCGACCTGGTCCACCCCTATGATGAGTGGGTCGGCGTGATGGCGTGGGAGGGCGGCTTCAACGCCTATTGCGTGTCGCAGCCACCCGACAAGGACGGCGTGGTGTCGGTGATCGAGATGTACGGCGTCCGATTGCCGCCGGTCGACGTGCTGTTGCTCTACGATGTTTCGCGCATCGAGATCCGCGACGGCCAGACCTATACCCAGCTGGCGCCGCTGAACTATCCCGACGAGCTGG